TTGCTCGGATTAAAATGGTCGGACATTGATTTGGAAAAAGGAGACCTTCGGGTTCAACGGCAGATCGGGCGCATCAACGGCAAGATCATTGAAATGCCGCTGAAAACAAAAAACGCCTACCGCACCCTGCCGCTGTCGGCAGACGCGATAGACGTTCTGATGCAACAAAGAAGAAAAACGGGTAACAGCGAATGGGTATTCCCATCGCCAACCGGAGGCCCCATGTCCCCGGACAGCGTGTTGCACATGCTGCACCGAGTCCTAAAGCGGGCAGGGTTGCCGAAGGTGCGTTTCCATGACCTGCGCCACACCTTCGCAACGCTGGCCCTGCAAAACGGTGTGGACGTCAAGACCGTGTCTGGTATGCTGGGGCATTTTTCAGCAGGCTTCACGCTGGACACCTACGCCCATGTAACGACCTCCGCCAAGCGTGAAGCGGCAAAAACAATGGGTAACATCCTCTCTGGTGCGGTATAGTGCTTTCCGCTATCCGCTCCCGTTGGGGTCAGCGTTTGGGTCAGAAAAAACGGCAAGTAAGTTATTGGACGCAAAAGTGCAGAAAAAGTCCTGATTTCGCAAGAAATCAGGACTTTCTGGTTGCGGAGACAGGACTCGAACCTGCGACCTCCGGGTTATGAGCCCGACGAGCTACCAACTGCTCTACTCCGCGATATCTCATTTTGTGGTGCCGGTGACCGGACTCGAACCGGTACAGTATCGCTACCGGGGGATTTTAAGTCCCCTGTGTCTACCAATTCCACCACACCGGCAGCTGTCGGCAACAATTAGAATATCATATGGAAGGTGGAATGTCAAGCCTTGATTCAAAAAAAGCAAAAAACTTGAGCGGAGTAACATTAAAAGCAGAGAAAACCGAAACGGTTTTCCTGCTTTATTTTTTTATCCGGACGGCGAAAGGAGGCTTGCAAAATGGACGGATATTCGTACTTGACGTTCGACCAGCGCCGCGAGATCGAAGCGCTTTACAGCGACGGGGAGCGGGCGGTGGATATTGCCGCGAAGATCGGAAGAAGCGTCGCCGCTATTTACGAAGAGCTTAAACGCGGATACACGGGAGAGCTTGACGGGAACAAGCGTCCTGTTTATAGCGCCGACCTTGCACAGCAGACCGCACAAGAAAATATCCGGCGCAGGGGCAGACGCGCCGCAAATCAGTAAAGGAAAGGACGGCTATTCAATATGTCATACACAAGATATAAAGTGCGGCTTTGGAATTGGGACGGCGAGAGTTTTTCTACCGAAGTGGAAATCTTCGAGAATTACGAAGAGGCGGAAAGGAAGTTCGCTTCTACCGACGTAACAACAGCGCTTCCGTATATTCAGTTAGTGAAGGAGCGGATCGCGAGTGGGTGCGTGATTGAAGATACCACAATCAAAGAAAAGAACGATCCGAAGCCGACAAACTTTGAAGCGATCACGGCGGACGCGAAGGAGCTGGGGCGGTTCCTTCGTTCCCTTCCGATTATTGAAGCGCCGTGGGACACGGAATTTCAAAAGCGGTATTGTAGCGGGTGCGCGGCGGAGAATTGCGACGCTTGCCCGAATGAATGCTTCCGGAACAATCCCGAATGGTGGCTATCCCTTGAAGCGGACGGCGGGGTGGCAATGTGAAGAGGATACAAAGACAGTTCGCGGCGGTTCTTTCAATGGCGATCGTCGCGATCCCGCTTATCGCCTTTATGCCGTGGAGCGGGACAAAAGAGCCGGAAGAAATACCGACTTCGGCGGCGGAGCCTACGCCGCTTCTATCCCCTTCCCCGATCCTGACGCTTGCGCCGGAACCGGAAGAAACGGAGTACATACCGGACGCGGCGGAGGTTGAAGCGCTTGCGAAGATGCTTTACGGGGAAGCGCACGGGATCGCTTCGGATATGGAAAAAGCCGCGTGCGTTTGGTGCGTGCTGGACCGCGTTGACGATCCCCGATTTCCGGATACCGTGCTGGAGGTTTTAGAAGCGCCGTATCAGTTCGCCGGATATTCGGCGGATTATCCCGTTCTTCCAGAGCTTGCGACGTTGGCGGCTGATGTGCTGAAACGCTATCACGCCGAGAAAAACGGGGAAGAAAACGTCGGGCGCGTTCTTCCGGTTGAATACCTGTACTTCACAGGGGACGGGCGGAACAATCATTTCACGATCGGCTGGAAAGACGCTGAAACGTGGGATTGGAGCTTACAAAATCCTTACGACGATTAGAAAGGGGCGCGGCTATGGGCGAAATGATATGCCTTTGTAGAGAGATCAACAAAAGCACGGGAGAAATTGCCGTGTATCCGCTCAAAGCAGAAGTAACGGATCGCCTTCTTTTCTGTCTTTCACTTCGGCAACGGGTAAATCCGGAATTAAAGTATTTCGTAACGCTTGCCGCAAACTACGACGCGAACGAAGAAGCGATCTTGAAGGAGTTACACCGGAAGCAGATTACGGATCGGCTTATTTCGGTTTTGAATTTAGTTCAGCTTTGAAGAAAGGGGCGGCAATTATGGCAAAAGACAAGAAGCAGGACGGCGGCTGGCAGTTCCCGAAGGCGCTTGAAATTGTGAAGTGCAAAGAGGGCAACAAAGAATTTATGAAGGAACGCCCAGCGCGGCGACCTTTCGGAAATACGGTTCTTATTTGCGAGTATCCGCTGGACGGCGACGCAATACAGGAACCTAACGCCCGAATGATTACGTGGAGGCTTGCAAAGCGGGCGGCGCGGGACTTCTTGCGCGTATCCTTTATGACTTCGGCAATCGTAACGGCGACGAAGGCGGACAAGCCCTTCACCGTTGTTCGGGTTTACGGCAGATATTAACCGGAAAGGGGCTATTCAATATGTTTACAAGAAAACAGACGTGCGGAGTTTGCGGATACCGCGCAACGCCGACAAAAGAAGAAATCTACATTGCAGAGGAACCGCGCGCGTTTGTGGACGCGCTGACAAAACCGCCTTTACAGTTCAGCGCTATGGATTGTCCGCGTTGCGGTTGTCAAATCGCGCTTGCGGTACGTTTTCCCCGCGTTGACCTTCCGCCGATTACGGAGCGGGACGACGCAGACGAAAGCGAGGTGGCGGAAGATGAAGATTAAAAATATCGCGGCGATCTGCAAGAAAAACAAATATGCCGTTATCTATGAGCGATACGGCGAAAGCGGCGGCGTTATTCAGTACATAGGCGACGGCGCGGCGGCTTATCCGGTAACAGGGCTTCCGGCGCTGGATAAAGAAAGCCTTTTAACGATCTTGCAGACCGTCGAAAGCCTTATCCGCAACGCCGCATTTATGGCGGTATCCCTTGAAGAGTTGCAGGAAATCATTAACGAAGAGGGTTACACCGTCGAATACCAAAACGGCGCAAATCAGAGCGGGACAAAACAGAGCGACGCAGTAAAAACGCATATCGCTATGACGAAAAATCACGCCGCCATAATCAAACAGCTTTGCGAGCTTGTGCCGCCCGAAAAGAAAAAAGAAAGCCGTCTGCAAGCCTTGCGGGACGAATAAAAATGCCGTTTTCAAATTACATTTACGAGTATTACGACGGCATAACGACGGGAAAAATTGTCGTCGGAAAATGGGTGCGGCTGATCTATGAATACATCGTTAGCGGGCTTCAAAACGGGCTTTTTCTTTTCAACGCAAAGAAGGCGAACAAGGCAATTCGCTTTATCGAAAACTTCTGCCATCATTGCGAGGGACGAACCGACCTTCTGAAATTGGAGCTATGGCAGAAAGCGGCGGTATCGCTGATCTTCGGGATAGTTGACGAAGATAACGTGCGGATATTCCGCGAAGTGTTTATTGTGACCGGGCGGAAAAACGGCAAAACGCTTTTCGCTTCCGCCGTGATCGCGTATATGGCATATCTTGACGGCGAATACGGGGCAAAGATTTATTGCCTTGCGCCGAAGCTGGAGCAAGCGAACATCGTTTACGATAACTTCTTCCAGATGATTAAAAAAGAACCGGAGCTTTCGGAGCTTGCGAAGAAGCGCCGTTCGGATATTTACATCGAGGAAAGCAACACGGCAATAAAGCCGCTGGCGTTCAATGCGAAGAAATCGGACGGCTTCAATCCGCATTTAGTCGTGAACGATGAAGTCGCGTCTTGGCGCGGCGACGGCGGCTTGAAGCAATACGAAGTAATGAAATCCGCGCTTGGCGCACGCCGCCAGCCGCTGATCCTGTCTATCAGTACGGCGGGATACGAAAACGACGGTATTTTCGACGAATTGATGGCGCGATCTACGGCGTTTCTGAAAGGCGGAAGCAAAGAACGCCGCCTTCTTCCCCTGCTTTATATGATCGACGACGTGGAGAAATGGAACGACCTTGAAGAGCTAAAAAAGGCAAATCCGAATATGGGCGTTTCCGTTTCGCCGGAATTCTTCAAAGAGGAAATCGCCGTCGCGGAAATGAGCCTTTCAAAGCGGGCAGAATTCCTTTGCAAATACTGCAATATCAAGCAGAATTCTTCCGTCGCTTGGCTTGATTATGTCGTTGTCGATCGAGCGGGTGAAAAAATCAAGCTGGAGGATTTCAAAGACAGTTACGCGGTGGGCGGTATCGACCTATCGCAGACAACAGACCTTACAGCCGCAAGCGTGATTATTGAGCGCGGCGGCGTTCTTTATGCCTTCGCACAATTCTTTATGCCCGCGAACAGGCTGGAAACCGCACAGGCGGTGGACGGCGTGCCGTATGATATATTCGTCAAGCAAGGAATCGTGAAGCTGTCCGGCGAAAATCACGTCGATTACAGGGACGTTTACGAATGGTTTTCCGCCCTTCGGGATCAGTACGGCATTTATATTCTAAAAATCGGCTACGACCGTTACAGCGCGCAAGGAAGAGGGTAACGCCGATCCGGAAGATCCTTACGGCACGCCCGAATATCGTTCCGCGTGGCTGAAAAACCTTCGCCGCCTTCCCCTTACCGACGCGGAGAAGCGCGCCTATGCGAACGCCAGCGGCACGGGCGCGGAGGTTGTGCCGACGCAGACCGCGAACGAGATTATCAGCAAGGTAAAGAAACTTGCGCCGATGCTGAATGAAGTTACCCTTCTTCACGTTAAAGGCGCGGTGAAGTTCGTTGTGGAAGGCACGAACAACGATGCGGCTATTCACACCGAGAACGCCGCAATCACTCCCGCCGCCGATACCCTTACCACCGTAACCTTGAGCGGGTACGAGATCGTGAAGCTGGTTCAGATTTCCGATACCGTTATGACAATGAGCATTGCGGCGTTTGAAAGCTGGATCGTTGATATGCTTGCAGAGGCGATCGCCCGCAAGGTTGAAGATTTCTTCATCAACGGAACCGGCACTTCCCAGCCGAAGGGCATTGACAAGGCGAACACTTGGGGCGCAACGAACAGCGTTTCCGTGGGCGCTTCTGCTTCCCTTACCGCCGCGAATGTCCAGACGCTGATCGGGCTTCTGAACGCCGGATACGACCGCAACGCAAAATTCGTTATGAGCAAGCGAACCTTGTTCACCGATTTTATGCCGTTGCAGGATACCAGCAAGAACCATATTGTAACCGTGCAGGGCAACAGCTACTTTGTTTACGGCTATCCGGTTCTTCTGTCCGATTACGTGAAGGAACACGAAGCCTTCTTGGGCGACTTCAAGAAGGTTTGCGCGAACCTTGCGGAAAGTATCAACGTCAAGAACGCCTATGACATCGACACGAACAGCTACAAATACAGCGGTATTGCGATCTTTGATTGCCAGCCCGCAATCGGCGAAGCCTTCGTGAAGCTGGTAAAGGCGGGCGCGTAATGGAGGGTTGAACGATGATGATTGCGCGGGAGGTAATGACCTAATGAAAGTACAAGAGAAATTGACCTACACGAACGAGCGGGGGGAAAGCATCGTCTTTTCCCCTGCTTCTTCGTATCACGTAAACTTCAAGGACGTTTCCGGCTTGTCCGACGTGCAGAACGCTATTTATTCAACAAACAGTATGGGGCAGGACGGAGATACGTATTTAGGATACCGCATTGAAAGCCGCGATATTGACATCGTGGGACATATCAAGGAGCGGGACAAGATCGCTATACAGGAATTGCGCCGCAATCTGAACCGGATATTAAATCCGCAGTATTCCGCGACGCTTACTTACGAATTAGGCGACTTCAAGCGGGTTATCGGTTGCACGATCAACAACGCGCCTATTTTTAAGCGCGGAACGATTTTCGAGCAATTCACGATCCAGCTTTCGTGCCTTAATCCGTTTTGGCGCGAAGAGGCGGAAACGCGCGAGGATATAGCAACGTGGATCGGCGGCTTTGAATTCCCCGTACCCGGCGGGCTGGAAATAACGCCGGATTGGGAAATCGGATACCGCCAGCCTTCGCTGATCGTCAACGTATTCAATTCCGGCGACGTGAAAAGCGGTATCCGTATCGAGTTCCGCGCGCTGGGCGCGCTGACAAATCCCCAGCTTTTGAACGTCAATACGCAAGAGTTCATCAAGGCGAATATTTCGCTTGAAGCGGGCGACGTGCTGACCGTTTCGACGGGGTACGGCGAAAAATCCGTGAAGCTGACGCGAAACGGCGCAGAAAGCGACGCTTTCCGTTATCTTGACGTTGACAGTTCATATTTACAGCTTGCCGTGGGCGATAACCTTTTCCGCTATTCGGCGGATACGAACGCAGAAAATCTTGAAGTATCTATCTATCACAATAACTTGTATTTGGGGGTGTAGCGGTATGGAATTATACGTCTATTCTTCCGAAATGGAGCTTCAAGGGATCGTCGAAAAAATCGCTTCGCTGATCTGGACGCGCCGCTATTGGAGTTGCGGCGAATTCAAACTTCTTGTTCCCTTCACCGAAGAGCATTCCCGAATGCTGGTGAAGAACAATATCATTATGAAGCGCGGCGACGACGAAGCGGCACAAATCCGGTACGTTTCAATTACGAAGAATTCGCAGGGGCTGGAGGAAATCGAGGTTCAAGGAAAGTTCCTTATCACGTGGATCGGGAAGCGGATAATCAAGAAGCAGATTATCACGAACGACACAACGCAGAACATTTTATACCGCATTGTACGGGAGAACGTAACAAATCCGGCTGATACCGCGCGGAAAATACCGGACGTTTCAATCGCTACCGACGACGAGGACACCGAAAGCGGCGTGATCGACTACACTTCGGAGCAGTACACAAACGCACAGCTTGCGGCAGAAACGGCGGCAAAGGCGGCGAAGCTGGGAATACGAATGCGGACGGACGCGCGAACAGGCGCGCACGTCTTTTCCGTCTACGAAGGGCGCGACCTTACGGCGGGCAATACCGCGGGAAATGCGCCTTGTATCTTTTCGCAGGAATTCGATAACATCGTTGAACAGGAATACACAAACAGCGTGGAAAACCTTAAAACAACGGCGTTCGTCGGCGGCGAAGAGAAAGAAGGCGTTGCCCGCAAAGTTGCCGAAGTAGGCGGATCGGCAGCAGGGCTGGCGCGTGAAGAGGTATTCATAAACGCCACCGATATAGTGCAGGAATACGAGGACGACGACGGCGAACAAGTAACGCTGACCGATGCGGAGTATTTAGCGCTTCTATCCGCCCGAGGCGCGGAGGAATTAGAACAGTACGCGGAAACACTTTCGTTCGGATCGAAGATCAATACCTTTGCAAATCTTATCTACCGAACCGATTACGATTTAGGCGACCGCGTTACTTGCGTGAACAAGCGCTGGGGAATTCGCATTGACGTTCGCATAACGGAGATCGCGGAAACCTATCAAAACAACGTCGAAGAGATCGATATTACCTTCGGCGAGAGCTTGCCCGCGCTTTTGACGCAGATACGGCAGATCACAAAATAAAGGGGTGTAAATATGGAAAAATCGAGCTTTTTTAACAGCGTATCCGGCGACCGAAAATATAAAGCCGAAGATTGGGCTTCCTATTTCGGATCATTCATCGGAAACGGCGTTTTCCCCGTTCCTTCGACGGGGCTTCAAGTTGTAGCCGGAAGCGGAATGCAAGTAACCGTGAAAGCGGGCAAGGCGTGGATCAACGGCTATTTCTACAACAACACAAGCGACCTTTCCTTGACGCTTGCGACGGCTGACGGCGTGCTGAACCGAATTGACCGCATTGTGGTTCGATGGGACTTGACGAACCGCGTTATTTCGGTGAAGGCGAAATCTTCTTCGTATTCGGCTTCCCCTACCGCGCCAGCCGTCGAGCGGGACGCGGATATTTACGAATTGGCAATCGCCGACGTTTACGTGGGCGCGGGCGTTACCGCGATCACGGGATCGAGCATTACCGACAAGCGGCTTGATACTACCGTTTGTGGCGTTGTAGCGGGGCTTGTCGATACCATCGACACGACAGCTTTTAACGCACAGCTTGAAGCGTGGTTCGCTGAATATCAGAGCGACAGCGCGGCGGAGTACAATTCCCTTGTATCGTATATGAATTCCTTGAAGTTGCAGGGAAACACGCAGTACGACGCGCTGGAAGAGTATTTCGCGGACTTCAAGACGGAAGCGCAAACGGACTTCGATACTTGGTTTGAAGGCTTGCAGGACGTGCTGGACGAAAATACAGCCGGAAACCTTCTGAATATGATTACGGCGCTGACCGCCCGCGTCGATCTGATCGAAGCCGTGATCTTCAACGATATTACCGAAAATCCGTTCCTTATCCTGTTTGACGACCTTTCCGGCGTTACAACAACGGGCGTATGGAACGAGAGCTTACAGCGTATCGAATGTTAAAACGGTACGCTTGCACACGGGCGGAATTGTCGTGCATTATAGGGAACCTGTTTATCGAGCTTTCGCCGCCGTGCGAACGTTGCGGCGAAGATGCTTTGACGATCACGGGAACGACCGTAACCGGAAACAAAGGAACGCTTTTCGTTACGGCGGCTGGGTTTGATTTCGAGGGGTGCGCCGAAGATGCCGTTACTATTGACCGCATACGAAAGGGACGGTGCATAAATGCAGAGGCAGGAACGAGGAAGAAAGGAACCTTCGGAATTTAATGTTATTGTGAAGTGCAAGGATTTAATCAAGCACACATTCACGATCACGAACAGCACGGAGCGCTTCCCGAAGAAATACCGTTTTACCCTTGTAAACAGAATACAAGACAAAGCGGTGGATATTTACGAATGCGCGCTGGAGGCAAACGAATTAAACCTTCTTGACGCGCAGGAATTCAAGGAACGGCAGAGGCTTCAAGCAAAAGCGCTTACCTACTGCAAGGAGCTTCTATTTTTCATAGAGCTTTCGCACGAACAGGGCTTCATATCGGCGAACAGTTGCGAATACTGGTCTAAACTTGCGCTTGACGTGAAGTATATGTTAGCCGCGTGGAAAAAGCGGGATCGTGCGAGAGGGTGAACCGTTTGGGGTACATCTTGATACGCCTAATTCGTCGAACGCCAACAACGTCCGCAACGTCAATTCCGACGGTACGCTGAACAACAACAACGCGTACAACGGGAACAACGGCGTTCGCCCGCTTCGGTGGAAAATGAGATCGAGTAGGCATAAGCCGAAAGCAGAATACCACCATCAAAGGAAGGTGTATCCCGCCGCCGCGATCCACAGCGGGGGCAAATACAGGATCGCCGATGCCGGAGCATTCCGCGCGGCGGAAGGCAAAGGCTACACACAGCGAGGAATTTTTATGACAGATTACGAGAAGATATATAGCTTCGAGAACCTATACAAAGCCTACCGAAAGGCGCGGCAAGGCAAGAGGTGGAAAGGAGCGGCGGCAAAGTTTGAAGTAAACCTTCTTGAAGCGCTGAACCTGTTAAGCTATCAGCTTAAAACGAAGAAGTACACGCTATCACCGTACAACACGTTTGAAGTATTTGAACCGAAGCGGCGCGTGGTTATGTCGAACAGCTACAAAGACAAAGTTGTTCAACATTCGCTTTGCGATAACGTGCTTGAACCGATCCTTACAAGATCGTTTATCACGGACAATTACGCTTCGCAGGTGGGAAAAGGTACGCATTACGGGTTAAACAGGCTTCGGGAGTTCTTGCGGAGGTTTTACCGTAAAAACGGAATTGACGGGTGGATATTGAAGGCGGATATTTCCAAATACTTCTATTCCATTAGGCACGACGTGTTAAAAACCTTAATCCGCAAGAAGATCACTGATCCGGACGTTTTGTGGCTTGTCGATATGATAATCGACAGCACGGAAGGAAACGTCGGAATACCGATCGGAAATCAATCTTCACAGCTTTTCGCCCTTCTCTACCTCAATAATTTAGATCACTTCGTCAAAGAAAAGCTGGGCATTAAATATTACGGCAGATATATGGACGATTTCTTCTTGATACACGAAGATAAAGCCTATTTGCAGTATTGCCGAGCGGAGATCGAAAAACACGTCGCCGCGATCGGCTTATCTTTGAACAACAAAACGAACATTTACCCTTTGCGGAACGGTATTGATTTCTTGGGCTTTCATACGTATTTGACCGAAACGGGCGCAGTTATCCGGAAGGTGCGCCGCCGTAGCAAGAACAATATGAAGCGCAAATTGAAGAAGATGCGCGGGCTTGTAGAGCGGGGCAAGATCACGACGGCGACCGTTGAACAATCCTATAAAAGCTGGAGGGGACACGCCGAAAAGGGAAATTGTTATCACTTGATCCGGAGAACGGATCACTATTACAACAGGCTTTTCAATTCAAAGGAGGCGGAAAAATGTCAAAAGCATTAAGTTCACTTGCCGTGGGCGACAAGATCGAAGTTCCGGTTCTTTCGGCGTATCAATCGCGCTTCGGCGCAAAGATCATTTTCAAGGTTGCCGACAAGAACCACAGCGGCTATCCGTCGAATAGCGTAACGCTGATAACCGAAAGGATTATCCAGCTTATGTGTTCGGACGCGAAGGAGCCGAGCAACGGCAACAGCGATCGCAGAAACTACGGTAACAACAGGCATATTCATTCAAACATTCTGCAATGGCTGAACAGCAACGCGACGGCGGGAAACTGGTACAGCGCGAAGCACAGCGCGGACGCACCGCCGACGAACGCGAACGTATGGGACAATTACAACGAATACGACGCTTGGGCGGGCTTCCTTGCTATGCTTGATCCGAAGTTCGTTGCGGAGCTTCTCGACACAACGCTTACCGTCGTAAAATCTTCGACGGACGGCGGCAGTTACGAAACCTTCACGGCGAAAATGTTTCTTGCGTCTACCACCGAAGTGGGGCTTGCAAACGAAAACGGGATCGCCGAAGGCGCGCTTCTTGCCCTGTTCAGCAACAACGCTTCGCGTATTGCCTATCCTACGGCGGAATGCGTGAGTAATTCGGAGTATTCAAACAGTAACTTCACGACTTCAAAGGGATGGTATTGGTGGCTTCGCACGCCTAATTCGTCGGACGCCTACCGCGTCTGCTACGTCTATTCCGACGGTACGCTGGGCAGCCGCCACGCGTACTACGGGAACTACGGCGTTCGCCCGCTTTGCAATCTGCAATCTTCAATCTTGGTATCTGACAGCCCGAACGCAAGTGGAAACTATGAAATCATCTACAACGCCGCGCCTTCCGCGCCGCCCAGCATTACCGCGCCGGATACGGCGTACAGCGGGCAGAACATCAATATTTCTTGCGCGGCGGCGACCGATCCGGACGGCGACGCGCTGACCTATGTTTTCGAGCGGAGCGCGAACAGCGGAGCGTGGACACAGGTACAGAGTTCCGCCGCCCTTACGTTTTCGGAAATGGTATCGACTTCGTGGAACACGCTTCAATACCGCGTGAAGGCGGTTGATACGGCGGGCAATTCTTCCGCATACACGACAAGCGGAGCGATTGCGGTAATTCACAATCAGCCGCCCGTTATCAGCGGGCAGAATGCAGATCTTGGCGTAAAGCGCGAAGATTTCACCTACGAATACAGCGTTACCGATCCGGATAACGACGTTGTAAACGTCGTAGAAAAAATCGACGGAAGCACGATCAACACGCGCAACAATGTAACGCTGGGCGAAACGCTTACCCTTTCCGTAGGCGGGAACACCTTTACGGGGCTGACAAACGCCCAGCACACGATCGAGATTGTCGCGACCGACAGCGCCGGAAACAGCGCAACGCGGACGCTTACGTTCACGAAGGCGATCAACAGCTTTGTTATTACCCTTGCGGAGCCGCTGGAGGCGGAGAGCCAGCCGACGCGGTGCAATATCAATGTGAACAGAGATATTCCGGCTGGCGGCACGTTCAAGGTTGAAGCGTGCAACAATCCTTACGACGTTCAGCCCGTTTGGGAGGATTGCACGAACGCGGTAATTTCGGGGCTGGCACACGTATTTGAAAACACCGTAAACACGGCAACGCAGTTCGGATTAAATATCCGCGTTACCGTTGAGCGCGGCGACGCGCTGACGGCGTGCTGGGTATCGGGGATCGGAGGTAATTTTGAATGAGCGTAAAACATAACAAAGCTGGCGGCGGAAACGCGGAAGTGAAGAAAGAATTACAAGAAGTGAAAAAGGAAACGCAAGAAGTAAAGGCGGCGGGCGAAAGTACCGCCGCCCTTCTTTCCCTTTCCTTCAAGGCGCAGATCGTGCAGGATCGCGCGGCGGGAACGAACGTCATTTCCGACGCTATGATCCTGCAATCGGCGGAAGTGATCGACTATCCGGAATACGAGGACGCGCACGCCTACAACACAGTGGGCGAAATCATCAAGTATAACGGGCGCTATTACGAGATTATCGCGCCGCATACGTCGAACGCCGTTTCCTATCCCGTAGAAACGACCTTCGCTTATTACCGCCTTGTGGAGCTTACGCACACGGGGACGATTGACGATCCGATCCCCTATCCGGAAACGGCTGGAATTGTCGTCAATGTCGAGAACGGGAAATATTACAGCTACAAGGGGAAAATCTACCTTGCAAAAGCTGATATGCCGAATTGCGTATATCCGCCCGACACGCCTTCTTTGTGGCAATGGGAAGAAGTAAACAGCGGGGAGGGTTGAAAATGAGTGAAGCGATCTTATCCGCAATATCCGTTATCAGCGGCGTTTGTGCAATCGTATTCGGGTATATTGCCTTTGTCCGGAATAGGGACAGCGACAAGACGAAGGAAGCGAAGAGCGACGCGACGATCTTAACGGAGCTTGGATACATAAAAGGCGGTATCGACGACGTAAAGGCGGAACAGCGGGAACAGCGAAAGACAAATACGGATTTCGTCGGAAGGCTTGTTTCCGTCGAAGCGTCGGCGAAACAGGCGCACAAGCGAATTGACCATATCGAACAGCAAATCAGCAAGTAAAACAGAACGGGAGCGGTTCACGAATGAGCCGTTCCCGTTCTTAATTTTAGGAGGTATCAAAATGAAAAACAAACAGGAAAAGCCCGTGTCGAATATGCGCTATTACAACAAAGAGATTGACGACGATCTGCCCTACGTCGGCGGGCTTAACTACGACGAAGAAACAGGGCTGATCTACGACGAAGAAGGCGACGTTGTAGACCTTGACACCGTGGCGGGATTTTGCGCGGGCGACGGGAAAGGAGATGATGAAGATGAGTAACAGCGCGCTGGTAGATTACACGAAAATTTCACCGAACAGGACAAGCCCGCGAAAGAACAAAATCGACACAATTACAATTCATTGCGTCGTCGGGCAATGTTCCGTTGAAACGCTGGGCGCTATCTTCGCGCCATCTTCGCGTCAAGCGTCCAGTAATTACGGGATCGGATACGACGGGCGCTTCGGTATGTATTGCGAAGAAAAGGACCGTTCGTGGTGCAGTTCGAGTGCCGCAAACGATAACCGCGCAATTACGATCGAGGTTGCAAGCGACGCCACCGAACCTTACGCGGTAAACGATAAAGCATACGCCGCCCTTCTTGACCTTGTAACGGATATTTGCTGCCGCAACGGGATCAAGAAACTTGTTTGGAGTACAAACAAGAATACCCGCGTAAATCATTTGAACGGGTGCAATATGACAGTTCACAGAGATTACGCGAACAAATCTTGCCCAGGCACTTACCTGTATGAAAGGCAAGCGGAAATCGCGGCGGAGGTAAACAAAAGGCTGGGGACTTCCCCGGCGGAGCCGGAAACGCCTTCTTCCGGAGCGGGTACGCTTTACAAAGTGCAGACAGGCGCTTTCAAGCAGAAATCGAACGCACAGGCGCTGGAAAAGAAATTGAAGGCGGCTGGTTTCGATACCTACGTCGTGAATACGGGCGGCTATTACAAAGTACAGGTGGGTGCGTTCAGCAAGAAGGCAAACGCCGACGCTATGCTTACAAAGCTGAAAGCGGCGGGGTATTCTGACGCTTTCATTACGACCGGAAGCGGAGGCACGGCGGCTTCCGTGAAGGTGGGAAGCAAAGTGCGCTTGAAGCAGGGCGCAAAAACCTACGACGGGAAAAGCCTTGCTTCCTTCGTGTATAACCGCGATCACGTCGTAAAGGAAATCAGCGGAGATCGCGCCGTGATTACATACGGCGGCGTGGTTGTCGCGGCGGTGAAGCTGTCCGATCTGACGCTTGTTTAACACACGGATCGCACGCGCGCGTTATCGGATCGCACGCCGTGCGATTTCGTGCAATCTATGGAAGGGGGAAATATGGGGAAGCGTTCAAGGCGCGGAAAGCGTCAAAAGAAGTTTCTTGCGGACGAACGTTTCGCAACAAAAGTTATTGTCGCGATCGGAATTACAACGGCGATCTTCATTGCGGCGCAGTATGTTTCTTTCCTCATTACAGGAATTGAACAAACAACGCTGATTACGTACTACTTTTCCGCCGTTGTGATCGAGTGCGGCGCGCTTATGCTGAAACGTGTATCGGAAATCATTGTCGCAAGAGTGAAGAAAAAAGAAGAAATCGAACCGGAAACGGAAACAGACGAAAGCGAGGTTTTATAAATGATTGATCTTACACCCATTATGGAAGCAATTATCGCGCTTGTCGCGGCAGTTATTACCGCGTTCGTGATCCCGTGGCTGAAAGGGAAAATCGACGCGGACAAGCTGGAGAAGATCGAATTGTGGGTAACGGTTGCCGTAGAAGCCGCCGAACAGCTTTACGTGGGAAGCGGGCGCGGCGCAGAAAAGAAAGCCTATGTCGTGCAGTTCTTGCAGGAAAAGGGCTTTACCATTGATCCCGACAGCTTGGATAAACTGATCGAAGCTGCCGTTTTCAATCTTCCGGAGTATATCGGGCTGATCGAAGCGGAAGGCGAAGAAAACGACTAACACCGACAACGCCGCCCGCGTTTCCTCCTTCCGCGAAGCGGCTTTCGGCGGCGGGCTATCCCGTCGATAAAAAATTCCCCGCGAGGGCTACAAGCCTTCGCGGGGCTTTTTTTGTTGGCTTCAAATATGGTAAACGATGCGGGCTTCCGCGTTGTAGATTTTACTTCCGCCGTCGTCGAAGTTATCAATCGTTATTGTAACATCTTCGACACGATCAAGGATCGGAAGAACCTTGCAAAGATCGCTTTTCCGGATATATCCTATCATATCCCCTTCGGCAAACACGCTGACGGCTGGCGCGCCTTCGTATTCGCACGCTTCAAGCGATCCGTCTATCCCTACGCCTTCGCTGTCCCTGTAAAGAGAAGCGAGAACGCGCTGGCGGCTGTCAAACGTAACGCCAGAAACGGGACACGTTAGAAATTCGTGCGTTTCCGCATATTCCTTCCGGCGCGTTTCTTCCGCCGCCTTCCTTCGCGCTTCCTCTTCCGCCCTCTTACGTTCGGCTTCGGCGGCGGCTTGCGCCCTCTTCATTGTTACGTATCCGAACACGCCCAGCGCGGCGGCGATCGCTATTCCGGTAACGCCCGCGCCGATATTCCCTTGACCGAAAAACGGGAAAGAGCAAAACAGGAACAAAGCGGCAACGATCCACAAGATAACAGGCTTCTTCATCGTGAATACCTCCCCTGATAATTGTAAATTTTTTAGGCTGGAAATGCCCATTCTGACCTTTAACACAATTATACGGCTTCCGCGCGCTAAAATCAAGAATAAAGCGGAATATTTACACGCCGTTTGCAAATAATCAGAATGAAGAGGGATCGCACACGATATGAAGATATACGACTATAACGGGAAAAAGAATATTTGCGGCGAACGAGTGCGGCAAGCGCGGGTGATCCAGCGTTTGCGGCAAGAGGATTTAGCCGCAAAGATACAGACGCAGGGCGTTAATATGGAGCGGGACAGCATAAGCCGAATAGAGATCGGAACGCGGTTTGTATCTGACTTTGAATTGATGGTATTTGCAAAGGTGCTGGGAGTTTCGGTTGATTGGCTTTTAGGGGACGAATAAAGGCGGCGGGCTATCCCGTCGCCTTGTTTTTATGATTTTTTCTTGTTTATTTCGGAAAATCTATTGACATACTGCAATAAGTATGTTACAATAAAAGCATAGAAAGGGGGTGAAGAAATGGCGCAGGATATAGGAAAAGCCTTGCAGGAGCTTTCAAAAGCGATTGAGAATAACGAAGCGGTGGAAAGCGTTGTTATCAAAATCACTTTGAAGAAGCAAAAATCCGGCAAGGCTTCAAATCCCAAAGAAAGCAAATAGCTTTCATAGGCAGGGAACGGGCGGGAAACCGCCCTTCCCGTAAGCCCTATTATAATATATATTGCCCGCCGTTGTCAACGGAGCGGGCGGAAAGGGGCGGAATATGATTATTATTCGCAAAGACACAAGGAAATATTCGATTGAAGAGCGCCGCGAATGCTGGGTGCTGTCCTGCAAGATCGGCGGGCTATCCGTGGAATACAAAGTTCCGAAGGATATTTGCGCCGATGAAGAGGAATTGCGCGCCTACGTTCAAGCGGAAGAATTGTTTTAGAGGTGAAAAGGATGGCGGAGAAAAGGAAAACGAAAACTTCGTCGGCGGTGAAGAACCGATATAACAGCCGCGTATACGGTTCGATTATCGTTCGCGTTCCGAAGGAGATGGCGGAAGCATTCAAAGAAAAATGCGCCGCAACAGGAACGGCGCAGGCGCAAGTTATCAAGAAAGCGATTGAAGAATTCTTGGCGGAATAAAGCGGAGCTTCGGAGGGCGGCAGGGTATGCCGCCCTTTTTCTTTCGGAGGAAGGAGGAAAGAGAATGCACAAGCATTTAACGTGGACGGATCGCCTTAAAATCGAAAAGGCGTTAAAAGAGGGCTTGAAGCCATGCAAAATTGCCGACCGTTTGCACGTCCATAATACGACGATTTACAGGGAGTTAAAGCGCGGAACCTATACGCATTTGAATTCCGACTTAACGACGGAAGAACGCTATTCGCCGGAGATCGCCGAAGCCCGATACCGTGAAAACCTTGCGGCAAAAGGCGGAGAATTGAAGATCGGAAGCGATTACGAATTAGCCGCATTCATCGAAAAGAAGATCGGCGAAGAAGGGTTCTCACCCGCCGCCGTATTAGGGGAAATCAAACGGCTGGGACTGACCTTCAAGACGCAGATCAGCGAAAAGACGATTTATAATTATATCGACAAAGGCATATTCTACGGGATCAGCCGCGAGAGCTTACCGGAGAAAGGAAAACGGAAGCGGAAATATGAAAAAGTGGAACGGAAGAAAGCCGCCCGCACGTCGGCGGGCGAAAGTATAGAACAACGCGATCCGGAGGTTGACGAACGAAAAACATTCGGGCATTGGGAAGGCGATTGCGTTTGCGGGAAGAAAAAGACGAAGCAAGCGTTATTCGTCCTTTCGGAGCGGCTGACGCGGCAAGAAATCATTATGAAGATACCGGATCAAACAGCCGCCAGCATTGTGGCGGCGTTGAACAAACTGGAACGCCGATACGGGAAACGCTTTTCAAAGATATTCAAAAGCATTACGTTTGACAACGGATCGGAATTCGCGGATTGCGCCGGAATTGAACGATCAATCTACGGGAAAAACCGGAAACGCACGAAGGCTTATTATTGCCACCCTTATAGCGCGTTCGAGCGGGGAACGAATGAGAATATCAATAAAATGATACGGCGGTTCTTGCCGAAAGGAACAGACTTCCGGAAAGTAACCGCCGCGTATATCCTTCGCGTCGAAACTTGGATCAACAATTATCCGCGCGAAATTTTGGGCTTTGCGAGTTCAAACGACCTGTTTTCCGCCCACCTTGCCGCCGCTTAA